AAACGGACGCCAACAATGGGCGTTCACGCCGTTCAGTTCCAGGGTGTCGGCGTCGATGACTTTCGGGTAAACCCAATCATCTGCCGGCGTGTTCAGCTCGGCCGGAGTCTTCACGCACTCGATGCGCACCGGCCAGCCGTCCGGCACGCCATGGTTCTCGACAGTCAACCGGGCCGGCGCCGTCTGCGGCATCGCAGTGATCACCGGGTACGGAGACATGAACTCTCCCTCGGCATACATGATGCCGAACTCGAAGGTCTCGCCTCGGTAGATGGTGATGGGGATTTCAGGCGCCGACATGCCAGTCTCCTTACTCGCCGCTCAGGCGTTCCTTGAGTGCGTAGCCCATCAACGGCCACAGCTTGCCGATGGCGTTCTGGCGCGCGATCTTGCGGCCGATCTCGGCATCGAAGTTCTCCGGCGAAGCGCAGGCCGACTCACCGGTTACGGTGAAGCCGTTGCGCAGGTCGAGCACACAGAATGTCAGCAGGTTGAGCGCCTTCGCATAGCAACTGCCCTTACCACCACCAGCCAGGCATGCGCCATGCACACCGTCGCCAGCCGTGAAATAGTATTCACCGACGATGTTCGCCTCGATGTCAGCCGACGTGATGCGTGGCGCGGTAAGGCCCTTGGCCTGGATTTCCTGCTCGATGGCATCGCAGCCGACTTTGGCCAGTTGGTCGAACGCCTTGGTTGCAAGGCCAAGCGCACTTTCGGCAAGTTCAGTCTTAGCGGCCTGCCCCTTCTGGTACGGCATCCATTGCGCGTAGAAACTGCCGACAATCATGTCGCAGCCTTCCTGCACCAAGGGCACGCTGCACACGCTGAACTGTTCGCCGTTCTGATCCCAAACGGTGAGGTTCACCATGGTGTCGCTGTGGACGTAGGCGATCACTGCAGCCAGTGGCTGCGTGGGGTTACCGAAAGCCAGCTTGCGGCCGGCCATGTAGTCAGCGGTCGGGATGAAGTGCAGCACGCGGCCGACGGTGGGAGTGATACGGGTCATTGTGGTGCTCCGATGATCTTGCACTGCCTGTGCAGGGATACGAGCTGCTCCTGCAGCTTCAGGATTTGGTCGCGCTGGACTTCGAGGCCGGCGACGAGGGCTGGATAAGCTCGTCGAGCAGCGGCTGTAAGTTCGGGGGCGCCTGCATCAGGCTCGCCGGCAGAGGCGGTGGCTCCGTCCACTCGCACTGCGGGGCAGGTGGCAGCGACTCGCAGCCCGCAAGTACCATCAGCGAGGCAGCGATACATAGCGTCGGCATAGTCTTCGGCACGTTGTTTCCCCTTCAAGAAAGCGTCTTCGCGCGCGGCCTGGTCAGTTGCCATTTCGCGCTGTAGGCGGTTGGTGTTGCGCAGCGACTGGATCGCCGCTGCGCCCTGCTTGGCCAAGGTCACAGCGTTGTCACGCTCGAGCACCACGGTGTCGAGGCGCAGATAGAGCAGCGCCAGGGCGATGGCCAGGCCGGCGCAAGCGGCAACCAGGGCACGGATCATTGGACGCTCCAGCACTTGGCGTGGCGCTCAAGCTGGCGGGCCCACACGCCCCAGCAGCGCGTGTTGGGCTTGCCGTTCACCAGGGTCGAGCAGTCGTATTTGGCGGCATAGCGCCATTTCAGCAGCGCGTCGCATGCCTTCGGGTACTCGCCAGCCAGCAGATGGCGGCGCATCGAGGATGATCGCCAGTTGCCGATGCCGTACTGGCCGGTGAAGTCGAGGTAGAGGTCGTATTCCTCCTGAAACAGCTTCACGCCAGGCAGCGAGGCCTGGAATCGGTTCTCTTCTTCGCTGTGCAGCGCCCTGGCTAGCTGCTGGGCGCGCTCGCGAGTGATGGGAGGATCTGCGAGAGTGACGCGCGTACCGTCTTCGTAGCGGGTCGAGCCGTGGCCGATGGTTGGCAAGTCGCCCTTGGTCGGGATGTGCGGAGCAAGCAGCTCGACGCCATCCTTCTGCACCACCGGGCCTTCGCCCTCGCTCTTGATCCAGGTGCCGAAGCCGGCCAGGCTGAGCGTCAGCGCCGTGACGGCAATCCGGTTGCGGATGCTCATTGCTGCCTGCCTTCGAGGCCGCAGCGCTCGCGAAGCGCCTCGATGCGCGCCAGGCTCTCGGCCTGCTCCCGCTTGTCGCGTCGGTGCTGGAAGTAGAAATTGCAGGCCAGGCCGAGCAGCGCGATGACAACGCCAGAAAGCCCGATCCAGTTGATCTGAGCCAGCCAACCGAAAGCCCCTGCAATTGCGCCGCCGAGCATGCTCTTGTTCGTGATCGAAACGGCTACCGTGTCCACGGTGCTTTCATTGATTTGAAGTGCCATGCTCGCTCCCGTGCTGGCTGGTCTGCTTTGACGGGATGCTATGAAGCGGAACGAACAGTGGCGAACCCTACAGGGGGTCAGACCCAGGCTTTGTTGTGCTGCTCAACGTCCTGGCGGGTGATGCGGCGCAGATCGCTGTCGGGGCGATCGCCGAAATAGGCGGTGAATGCGGCCAGGGCTGCATCGGCGCGGCCGAGGTCCAGCGTCTCGCTATCCGGAACACTGAAGGCGCGATGCAGTGCCCAGTTCACCAGATGCCGGTGATGGGCCTGGTTGATCTCTGGCTTCGACGACTTGTCGGCGGTGAGGCCGCGGATAGGCAGGCGGTACCCTTCCAGCTTGAGCGTGCCACCCAGGCGCGGCGTCGGTACCAGGCGGATGCTGGTGTCGCCCTGGATAGCGAAGCGCGGAACGTCGGTGCGGTCGCGCCAGCCTGGCATGTTGTCATCCAGCCACTCGCGCGAAACCAGCTTGACCTCGCACCGCTCGGTAGAACCTGCCTCAAGCAGGCCCAGGTGATCGATCTCGTACAGCACCTGGCTTAGCGGATAAACCGTCTCACCTGCAGCGATATCGATCTCGAAGCTCGCATTATGCAGCAGGCGCCCGCGAATGCAGGCCTCCTGCTCTGCCTCAATGAGCCAACGCGCAACGTCAGGCTGCTCGAACAGGTACGGTTCAACCTTGTCCTGTGCGGTAGTCCTGAAATCCTTGGTCAGCTCGTCGAGAGTCATGGATCACACCACCCCGAACTGGTCGATCATGCCGGTGACCGCCTGGCGCAGTTCGGCGACAGACTTGCGCTTGTTGAGGTTCTGCTGGTAGTTGGTCATGGCGTACTCGGCCAGCGAGTCCTTGGTCATGATGTTGATCTGCTGCTTCAGGTCGAGAATGCGATTCTCCTTCTCGCGGTTCTCGTCCTCGAGCTTCTTGGCAGCAGCCAACTGGCGAGTGGTGTCGTCGTCTTCATCCTTGTCTTCGACCTTATCCGACTTCGCAGGCGCTTCGGCTAAGGCCTTGGCGCTGCCTTCTTCGAACATGTCGGGGTGACGCAGGAACTTGCGGGCGATATCGGCCGGCATGGCGCGCTCCTGGCCCTGAGTGAAGCTCAGGCCGGTGCCATACAGGTGATCGGTGTAGGTTTCCTTGCGGCCGATGTAGACCACCACGATCTTGCCAGGGCCAGCCGGTGCGCTCGGCGCAGCCTGACCTGCTGGAACCTTGGCCAGTGCAGCAGCAACGGCAGCGGCAGCCGCTTCGTCAGCGTCCGGCAGAACCTTCAGCGCATGCACGACGGCACGGAACAGGTAGTCCTTCGACTTCTGCTCGGGCGGCAATTCATCGTAGGGGCGGCAGCACGGGTGAGTCTTCTTCTCGGCGTCCTTCACTTCGCCGTACACCCAGCCGTCGGCGACCTTCTGAGCCAGCCAGCTTTCGTGCGATTGCTCGGGAGTGGCATCAGGGTTGGCCAGGTGCATTTCGACACCAGCGATGGCGCTCTTCTGCTGCCATTCCGGCGCGTCATCCCAGGTTGGCTGGGAATCATCGCCCAGCGACAGACAGAACGCCGCGTTGATGGCGTGCGCGACCTTCGCAATGACCAGTACTTTCATGTTCGTGTCCTACCTTGCGGAAAAAGAAAGGGGCCGAAGCCCCTCCCAAGCTGCGTATCAGCGGGCGCCTTGCAGTTCGCCGCTCACCAGCACCTCGATCTTGCTGGCCTTGGCGTTGTCAGCGACAGCCGTGGTCAGGATCAGGCGTGCCGGCTTGGCCAGCGTCTTCAGGGCTTTACCCGCATTGGCACGCAGGCGCGCAGCGGTTGCCAGGGCGAAGCCGGTACCGAAGTACGCGGCATCCTGCGGCACAGTGGTGTCATCCACACCATCCTCGTAGGCAAAGCCCAGCGAGCCGGTGATAGTGGCGGTCATGCCGGTGCTGATCAGGATCGAAGCATCGTCCAGGCGCATGCCTTCCGGCAGTGGGCCGAGGTCGACCACATCGGCAGCAGCGATCGCTGCAGTCGAATCAGCGTTGAGCGCGGCACCGTTGGAGCCGGTTTCCAGGGTGAACTTCAGGGTGGTGGTGTTGCCATAGGCACCAGCAGCACCGCCGAACTGGCGATTGCCGTAGGTCTTTAGGGTTACTTTGGCCATGATGGGCTCTCCTTCAATGGGGTTCAGTAAAGGCGGGCCGGTGTTACCCGGCCCAACCCATCACTTGCGAGCGCCGATGATCGGCACAGCGGTGTCGATCGCGGTGGCACCGTAGTCGGTGAACTCGGTACCGTTGCCGGTCTCGATCGCGAAGCGGATCTTGCTGACGCCACGAATGGCACCCAGCAGCAGTTCCACCTTGTCGCCGTGGTCCAATTCCTTCTCGCTCCAGAAGAACGGGATCTTGGACTTCTCGCTGGCAGCCATCGCCTCGGCCACGGCCTGGCCACCCAGCAGGATGGCGCGGTCGATAGCGAAGTTGGTGCCGAAGCTCGAAGGCACGATGCAGGTGCTCTCGGTTTCGCTGTTGCTGGCCGCGCAGTAGCGGATGGTGTCGCCGGCGTAGAAGCGGATCGGCTTCGGCATCTTCACGATCAGCACGCCATTCCACAGACCGACCTCGCCCAGGAACAGCGGGTGGCCTTTGGCTTGCTGGGCACGTGCCATCGCACTGGCCTGCAGTTGACGGAAGTTTGGATCAGCTGCGAACAGGTTGTACTGAGCAGCGGAAACCAGCATCACGCGCAGCGGCGATTCGTTGGCAGCAGCGTCACCTTCGAAGATCACCGGAGGCGGCGGCAGAGCCACCTGATCGAGATAGGTACGCACACCATCCACGGTGTCCATCTTGAACAGGTCGGTGGTCGCCAGGTCGACTTCACCAGCGTTCACGGTGAACGGCTTGATGCCGTTGCCACCATCGGCGATGAAGTGACGGTTCTTGGTCGGCGCTTTCACGCGGTTGACCATGATCTTGGCGAAGTCCGGATGCGCTTCGGTTGGCACAGCCCATTCGATGTTGTCCTGAAAACCGCGAGCACCAGCCATGTGCACCAGCAGGCTCTGGTCGACATAGGCGTCCATCTTCGCCTGTGCGACAGGGCGACCCAGGCGGCGGAAGTCGGCCGGACTGCGGATGGTGGTCATGGTGTCGCCGAGGTCGATCGGGAAGCGCGCCTGGTTCACGCGCAGCTTGTCCTCGGACAGTTTCATGCCCACACCGCGACCCTCGGCATACTCGCTACCCATGATCGGGTAACCGCCTACCGGGTTCAGCAGGTGGAAGGTGACTTCATCACCGCGGCTCTTGCCCAGGTCCTGGCAACGAACAATCGGCATGTGCTGGGTGGTCTGCTTGCGCAGGGTAGCCTCGGCACCAGCGGTGCCTTTCGGCATCTTGCCGGTGAGGCGGTTCATGGTGGTATTGCGCTGGGTGTGGACGGCGAACAGGCCGACGGCCTGCTCAACCATCGCCTGCGGGTCGCCGTAGCGCATATGAGTCTTGTCGGTCACGGTGAATCTCCTTGATCACGGGACACGGAGCGTCAGACGCTCCGGTTCAGAAATGCCTCGATCTGGTCCGGGCTCTTGTCCATCAAGGCCTCAGCCATATCTACGGCGCCTAAGTTCGCCAGTGCTTCGCTGCCAGTGGCCGGGCCTGCTCGGCCGCCCGGAATATCCGAGAGGCTTACAGGTACCGCCGGCTTGGCCGCTTCCACGGCTTGCTTGGCTGCTGCCTTAACGTCCGTACTTGCGGGCGCCTCGGCTGCTGCCTGAGTTTTCCCAGTGGCTTCCTTGTACGTGTCGATGAACTCGATGATTTCCTCGGCAGTGCCCTTCTCCATCACCGAGCGGTATGCGCTACGGGCGAATCCGGGTTGCGACTCGATCCACGCATCCAACTCCGAGCTCTCGATAATCGAATCGAGGTCAGGGTGCTTGGCGTAGATCGCCTGCGCGTGAGCTTCCTGCTCGGTCATCTGCTGCTTCTGCTGCAGGGGGGCCACTTGCTGCTTCACCAGATCGGCCAGCAGTGCCGGGGCACTCTTGGCGATCAAGGCTTGCACGCCTTTGGCCAACGCTTCCGGGGAGAAATCCCCGAACAACTCTGGGTCAACGCCGGCATCCATAGCGGCCTCAGCGGCTGCCAGGTGTTTGTCGGCATCGGTCGGCGCCATCCCGGCGTCCACCCGTTGCTGTGCTTTTTCCCTGAGCGTTTCCAGTTCCTTCTGGGTATCCTGCAGCTTCTGCAGAGCTTCCTGCTCGCGAGCTTCCGCTGCTTGCTTTCCTTCTCGCGCATCCAACAGGCGCTGATACGGAATGGTGTGGACGTTGTCCTTCGCCATGATCACGGACTTGGCCGGATCTTCCGCCTCAACGCTTGCCGCGTTGTCATCGGTGTTCGATACGTCGTCAGTTGCCTGTGCGCCGTCAGTGGCTTGCGCGGCTTCTGCAGCAGCAGCGGCGGGCGTATCGCTGCCAGTTTCCGAGGTCTGTTCCCCGGTATCGCCCATATCCGCCAGCTCAAGAAGCTGGGCGGCCTGCTCTGCCGTCATCTCACCGTTCGGTGCGTGTTGCTGGATAAACTCGTTCGGATTCATGCCTGTCCCGCCACATATCGCCGTGGCCGCAATGGGTTCAGCAGTTACGAGGCGTCGCCGCCTCGCGCATCGCCAGGTCGCACCTGGCTTGCGAACGAGTGTCGCGAGGGGATCGGAAAAGAAAAAACCCTACAGGGGGTCAGATCTGTAGGGCTTTCAGGTCAGGCGAGGTTGTCGGTGGTGCTGACAGTCTCGATTCCCTGCATTCCGGTACCAGGCTCAGCAGGTACCGGCGGGAAGGCTGGACTGGTGTTCTCGCGCACTGGCGGCAAGCTATCAGGGCCACCTGGCTGCACATAAGGCGTCTTGATGTTCATCGCTGCAGTGGCGTCGGCCTGCGGGAAGTTTGGATCGTCGCCCTGCTGCTGTTCGTAGCCGGCGCCCTTCATGATCTCGTCGGCGACCGGGGCGATCATCGGCATCTGCGCGACCTGGGCAGCCGCTTGCATAGCCGAGTAAGCGGCCTGCACGCCAATCTGCACGGACTCGCGGCGGATCTTCTCGATCTCGGCGTCTGTCTTGCCCTCCTTCATCGCCAGTTCGCGCATCTTCAGTTCTACGCCTGACTTGGCCAAGGCTTCGTCCACCGCCTGCTTGATGCGCTGCTCGACCTGCTCCGGCGATTCCTGCTCGCCAGCGGCGCGAATTGCTTCGACCACATCGCGCTTGAACGGCACATCCATGAGGCTGACCAAGAACGGCAGCACTGCGGCCTGGTACTGAGGCGGCAGGCTCTTGACGGCCTCGGAAAGCGCAGCCAGCTGCTGCGCGCGATAGCTGTTGGTGCTCGGCACATCCTCCAGAGCTACTTTCAGGCGAGTCCGCTGCAAGTCGTTCGACAGATAGGTGTAGCCGGCCGGGTCCTGCTCCGGCTTGTTGATCACCACGGTACGATCCTCTCGCACCGCATCGCCCTCGATGATGATCGTCTGCTGCTTCGCGCCGAGATCCTTGATGATCATCGACAGGAGCATTTCGCCAACCAGCGTCCGGCCGGCGCGGAAGTTGTCCATCATCACACCCAGCGCCTGGTTGCTCTGCTCGATCTGCATCGCCTCCTGCCGGCCACTGGTGGCAGTACCTTCCTTGCCCATAAACCCAGTTGTCACCGCCGATACGCGCTGAATCGCGGAGCGGTTGTCCTGCAGCATCTGGAACTGCTGTTGATTCAGTTGGTAGTCACGATGCACCTGAAAACGAGCGCCAGGGTTGTTTCTGAAGTGATCGGCATTCAGCACGATATCCGCATCCACGCGCGCCACCTGCTGGCGAAACTGGGCATCGGTCATATCCACGGCGCCCTTGGTGCGCTCGGTGCGTACCGACGCCATACCCCAGCGCAGCTTGCTGATGCCGCTGTTCAGGCTGTCCTGCGGGTAGATCATGTCGCGCACGTAGCCGAATGGCACTCTGGTACCGTCCTCACGGAAGCCCCAGAACGGAGCATAGGGGTAATGCCGGTGGGTGTACGGGGTCGGTCCATCGTGCAAGCGGTGCGGGCCAAGCCAATAGCTACGACGCACGCGAGCCACTACGGCACGACTGTAGGTCGACATGCCGCTGGCAAGCGCCACCTGATGCGCCATGTTGCTCTCGTCGTACTCGACCACACGACCATCGGGCGCGGTGATGACGCCAACCTCAACCCAGCGCCGGTACCAGACTTCGGCCAGGCAGATCTCCTTCGAGGTCGGGTTGTACCAGCGTTCCTCTTGCACGGTCCAAGCGCGCGCTTCTGCCCAGGCGTTGTGCAACCCAGTCGAATCGCCGCCGTCATTTGCAGCGTTTGGCGTGTCCATCCACCACTCGGCACCGTGCTTGCCGATCGCCAGGATCAGTTCCTTGTGCTCGGGGAACACGCGAGCGATACGGTCAGGCAGCAGCCAGCGCTGACGACGCAACCAGCGCGCATCGCTCAAGTCCTTCTCGATCGCGGCAAAATCCCAGTGGATTTCGTTACGGTGCACCACGCTGCAACGGTAGGGGTACTTGAAAGGGTCGCTCTCGCGCTTCACCTCAACCCATCCAAGGCCGACCGCAATCTGCGGCTGGAATGCATCGCTGCAGGCGTCGTCGGCCTTCGCATGCCGCTCAGCCTGGTTGAGCTTGTAGTTCAGCGCATCGGCCACGTCCTGGCCGCCCACTTCGCCATCCGGCGTCACGCGCCAGTCAGTGCGGGTCGCACTCTCGTAGCCACGGATAGACAGCAGTGCCGGGCCGATCAGGTTCTCGACTGCTGGCGGAATACCCAGCGCACGCTGCCTGGCCAGCAGCTCGCCATCGAGTTGGTTGCCGTCCGCGTAGTCCATTTCCTTGTCGGCGGTGCCGCGCCACTTCGGCTGTTCCTCGATCTCATGCATGATCTCGGTGTACTCGTCGAGCGTCAGCGCGAGCTCGTCTTTCGCCTCTTCGGCCTGCTCGGGGTGCTTGAGTGCGGTAGCGTCCATCTGGTGGTTCCTCACGTGCGCCAGTCAGGTGCTGGGGCTTCTGTGTACGACTGCCGGCCCTGGTGTCCGAGCATGTCCAGTTCTTTGGCCTGCGCCCACTGACGAAAGGCGTCGGCGCCCTCGCTGCAGCCGTTGGCCTTGTTCGGTGCGTTGTCGAGAAAGCGGTTTTCGGAGCGGCTGAACTTCTTGCGGTAGTTGTCCAGGCGGTTGATGCCGTCGGCACAGGCCACTTCGTCGATGAAGCAGCCCTTCATGTGCTTGCGGGTCTGCTGGATGCCGGTAATCAGTTCAGTGATGCGCGGCACGATGACGAACGTGTGCCCGGGCAGCAGATCCTCGAGCATTTCCAACACGCTGCGGTTGTAGTCGCCCAGGCGCTTGTGCGCGGCGTCATGCGGTAGGTAGTGGGTGCCGTACAGATAGCCGCGGTCCTTCAGTTCCTGCGCGTAGTGGCGCAGATCCTTGCCGTGCTCTTCGTAGTAGTCGACGAATCGATCCTCGCCGCGCAGTTCCTGCTGGAACCACACAGCGCAGCCGTCGCTGTTGCCGATATCCCAGAAGGTGTTCACCGGCACGTCGAGCACAGGCACGCGAGTGATCCCGCCGCGCTTGCGCATGGCCTGCATGTCCTCGGCGTAGTAGTTGCCCTCGGTGCTGATCTGGAAGGCTTCATCGGGCGTGCCAGGGTATTCCTGCCACATCCGCTCTTCCTTGCCGGCGAAGTCGGCCTGCTTGGTGGCCACGTACCAGGCGCGCTGGTCCGGGTCGATCTTGCAGTCCATCAGTGCTTCGAGCTTGTCGAAGTAAGCGTGCTGGCCGCGATCGACCGGCACCGTGACGCTCGGCAGCCGATAGTTCGGCTCCTGCCACCAGGCGTAGAAGTGGAAGCGGTAATCCTTGGGCGTGAGGGGCTTCTTGTCCCGGTAGTTCTTCTGGGCGATCTGCACCATGTTGAAGAACTCGCCTTCGCGCCCTTCCGCCGTGCTCTCGATCACCAACACGCCATTGGTTGGCACGGCCGGTATCGAACCGGTGACCACTTCCTGCGCCTTGTCCGGGTACTTGGCGCAGATTTTCCCGAACTCGGAGACGTGCAGGCGGTGGATGGTGCCAGAGCGCATCGAGGTCGCCACACGCACAGAACTGTTGTTGTGCGCGAAAAGCAGCTCGACCGCGCTATCCCTGGCCAGCGGAAAGCGCTCACGGATCTCGTCCGGAAGGTTCTCGTAGGCGAATTTCACCTTGTCGCGGAATATCGTCTCGGCCGCCTCGCGATCCTGAGCGATGATGCCGCAGCGCTGGTTGGCGTTGAACAGCGCGTGATCCAGCCACAGGATGGCGATCAGTGTCGTGAAGCCGAGTTGGCGTGCCTTCAGGATCAGGTTGCGATGCCACAGCCGCTTCAGGAACCGCTTCTGCGCCCGGTTCGGCTTGAACGGCATCACGAACGACTCGCCTTCCTCGACGATGTTGCCGAGCTCGTCGACTTTGTCGTCGCCCTTCACCATGATTTTGTACAGGCAGCCAGAGAACAGGCGCCATTCAGGGTCAGCCAGGCAGCGCGCCAATTCCTCTGCATTGGTCGGCAGAGGCTGCAGTGGCGTGTCGTGCGTCACTCGCATGGCCATAGGTCAGTCCTCGCCATGCTCAGGGTCGTGCGCCACTGTCTTGAACCCGTTCGAATTACCGCTGGCGATCGAGTGCAGGAGGCTGGCCAGCGGGTCGACGCGCTGCTGGTTGTCCTTCTCGTACAGGCCCAGGTGCTTGAACAGCTTCTCCATGGCCGCATCTTTCGAGTGCGTCATGATCTCGATGCCGAACTTCGTCTGCTTCACGCCGGCATACAGCGACGCAGCACCAGGCGAAAGCTTGCGGGTGTCCTTCATCACTACACGCGGGTAGCCGTGTCCACCGCATTCCGGGCAACCAGGGAACGGATCACGGTTCGGATCGAAGCCAACGCCGCCGTCTTCTGGGAAATCCTCGGGTTCTTCGCCTTCGTCCACCCACAGCTTGTACGCATAGTCACGTTCGATCTGGGTGCGCTGGCGCATGTGCCCTTCGCCGTAGCAGTGACGGCAGCACACAACCACCAGCTCGGTCAGCTCGCGAGCATCGGCCGTGACCTGATTCCACGCCTCGCGCAGCACACGATCAGCAGTGATCTCGGTGCGCTGTTGCTGTTTCAGCCGCGCTTCAGCGATAGCCGCCTGGATATTAGGTTTCGTTAGGTTCTCGCATCCAACGACTGCAGCCGTCTTCTCGCTGTATCCAGCACGGATCGCTGCCTGCTTGGCGTTCAGGTCGACCATGTACTCTTCGACGAATCGAACCTGCAGGGCTGTAAGCGCTACCTCAGCGTTATGCACCTTCACCGTATTGCGAGCACGCGCAGTCGAGCCGGTCGCCTTATTCTTGGCTACCGGCTTCTTCACTGGCTTCTTGGGTGCGGGCTTGGCGCCCTTCTCTTTCGTGGTCATGCCCGGAGTCTTTCCGGGTGATGGCAGGGTGTCGAACCCTACAGGGGGGCGCAGGCTATGGCTGGCAAGGGTTTGGGCAGAGACAAGAAAGCCCGCACTCGGCGGGCTTTCTCTGCATCGGTGGGTCAGGCGCTCGATCGCGCCCAGTGCAGCACCTGGTCATTCGTGCGGTTGAACACCATACCGGCACTGGCGATACGCATGTCGCTGCGCAATGCGGGGCTTTGCTTGCTCTCCAGGCTGCGAGGCTGCATCACCTCGGCCAGGTTGCGCTTGGCCTCGGCAGCATAGTGCTGGTCAGCGTAGGCCTTGAAGGCCAGGTGGTCGGCGGGTACCGGCGCAGCGAACACCAGGCCGCTGGACAGATACAGGATCGCGATAACGCACAGCAGGACTTTCTTCATCTTCGGACGCCTCGACAGGTTGAGGTAGTTGGCAGTCCGAGTGTTTCGCTGGCATCCCTGCCAGTTCAAACCTTACAGGGGGTCGTTCGGCGTGAAGGTCACATCGAACTCGCCCATCAGCGGCACCGCCTGACCGGCAGCCTGGCCATTGCCATACTGCAAATGCCGGC